AGCTGGTAGGAATTGCAGAACTGATAGCCATGTCAAAGCTCCCTAATTATTTTCGCCATCTCCTCATGGCCTTGACCTGCAAGCATTCCTTGCAAAGTCACCCGGTCAGAGGCGATAGCACTCTTCATCCCTAGCAATATTAGAGTATAAACTTGGTTTCTGAAAGCCTCGGCCTGCTGTCGAATATGCGGGTCTGCCTCTGAGGATATGCCTACAATCTTCTTGGTTGTCTCAGTCGCCCAGAACTCTGCATCATGGCCACGGTTATCGGTCGTGGACACCATGACTTGGCCAAGTTGAAATCCTATTTGGTCGTCCATCATCCTTTGTACGGCTCCGGTGCTCGTGGGATTTCGACCGTTTCAAGGTTGTGTTTTTTGACCATGGACGCCAGTTCTGATCGGTCGCATATAACCCACTCACCTTGCGGATCTGGCATAGCTATCTTGGGATTTGCAAGGCGATGGTATCCGTATAGGCGCTCCTCTAACCCGACATTCTGATCGAGCAGTGAGGATCGAGGGCTTACGCCGACCGTGATTTGGCTGGATATACACTTGCAAATCCAGAACTCCAAGCACGCCCTACCCGCTTCGGCAAAATGTAGATTGTGCTTATAGCTGAAGTCCATGCCGAATAGGTCTATGTGTCCGACCTCGTTCCAAAGCGCGAACGCCAAGGCATACGCAGTCGTGTTGTTCATATAAGCACAGCGTTGGTCTTTGATGACCTCTTCGAGCGGATACTCGACCAGTGCCGGCACCCGCTCATCAAGCTCACAGGTATAGATCGGTTTTGTGTAGTTTGGTAACACACGACGCATCACTTCGGTTTGATTGCCGGCATCCTCTGTGTCGAGAAAACGGCTTACGGGATCGAGCATGAATACACGGTCTAGCTCGAAAACAGATAAAGCAGAGTTGATGCCCCAGACCTCATCCCACTGTTTGCTATTTTCGACGCCGATAACGTAGTCAATCTGAGAGGCTCCCAGACCGATTATTGCTATTTTTTTGCCTTTGAGTTCTGCAATTTTTTCCATCAAGTCACACCAGTACGCAAAAGATCATATCGATACTCGTCTCTGGTTCCTCGGCCTTCGCTCAGATTCTTCATCCGAGAAATGCCTTCTTTGAAACGAGCCTCGAAGTTACCAATCACGTCAGGTGCTTCTTTCAGAAAAATAGCGGCTTCTACTAGCGTGCCGTACAACAGCGGATCAGGATGCTCAGTGCTCAACAGAGTTGTGCCTGAGTCTGCTCCGGCAGTAAGCGAAGTCGGTTTCGCTAAATAGTGCAGCTCAACTGTGTATCCACTATCTGGGATCGGACTCAACTCAAACGCTGAATCGTCAAACTGCGAATAGTATTTTGGAAACGCCGTTGTTGTGGTCGTAGGGCTGTATTGCTTGATGAACGACGGGTGCTTGAAATCTAGGTAATGGTATTTGTTGTTGCCGTCAATAACCGCCAACGAGAAAGGCGCAAAAAAATCAGTCGGTGTTGCCAAAAACCGATTATTGTTACTCACTGTGCCTTGAACGTTTCTTCGCTGCTCTGGTAGCTGGACCATCTTAAAGATCCGGTCCTCAGATTCCGTAATAAACGTGTTCAGGTTGTTGTTAAACGTCGTCTCGTTGACCTGCAAGTAATCCTGCACCGTCGATTTCAATGTTGCCAAAGTGAAGCTCATGACGTGGTTACCTCCACGGTTCCAACACTAGCAGTGATTGCAAATGTTTGCAAAGTTGTACCTAATTTACCATCACCTACGTTTGTGTACACGGCAAAAACAGTGCCGTCTTCGCCATCACTGGATGGATCGGGTCGAGCCTCTTTCAACGCCTGTGGGTCAATCGGGGTTGGCTTTTTCATCAACTGCGGATGCTTCGGTGACCACTGGTCAGGACCGACTAACAGACCATTCCAAGTCTTTTTCATGTCCTTCAAGCGATATCGAAAGCCTGTGATGTCACAGATCCCATACGCGCGCTTGTTGCTTGCAAAAGCCATGACTACGCGATGTTGTAGTTGCGTAGATCAGGCGCGACTCTAAAACTCGCACGTTCTTCGTCTTGCGAAAGCGCGCGAGTGAACTCTTCCTCGTACATCGCTTTCAGCATTTGCACCTTTTCTGGCGCTCGCTTGAGGGCCATGTAGTAGGCCAATCCCGCTGCTAAACAAGGGAAAAACCGGAATGGCACTTCGAGAGTGTTGGCACCAACATCTGCGTCATCCATGCGGCTCAGCACGTTTAGGTGCAATACATACGCACTGTTTTTGTCAGGCGCTGGCCAAACTGTTACAGAAGGTGACAGTTTTTTCTGTATCAAAAATTGGTTGGGCTTGCCGGTTGTGCTTTTCGTAGAAACATGGGCGTATTCGGCTCTGGACATCCGACTCAACGGAATGTCAGTAACCTGACCGCCTAACGTCTCTCGAACAAACACATCGAGCACGTCAATTGTCGCAGTGGGATTGGTTGAGTCAATTGTGTACTCGGTCGTGTCTTTTACCATAGTGATGGTCTTTTGGTTGACCGTCCATTGATTCAAGCCACGGTTTGACCATTCTGCGAGCATTAAATTCAGCGAGCGCGTGGCGCTTTTCAGATCGTAACCTGTGCGAAGCTCTAAACCACACCGCTCAAATGCCTCTTCGACATAGTCCGCGACATCTAATTCAAAATCTTTACTTCCGCTTACCGCCACTTTTCGTCTCCGCGTATAAGTTGTCGAAAACCTGATTCACGTCCAGAGTGTAGTCTAAATCGGATTTGCTGTAATGAATATGCTGACTCGGCTTGAAGTCAGGAGCGCCCTCTCCTGCCTCGAACCAAGCGGGGTGTGTCACTCGCACCCGATTATTTGGAAGGGCAACGATATTGCCTGTCCACGGCCCGGCGTCAAGCAATTCTAAAACATGGCTTTGCTTGTGCTGAGCCGGATCGTCTGCTATTTCGTTTTCAGCATAATCGACAGTGAAATAGTATTTGGCAGGGTAAAACTCGCCGTCTATCTTGGCTAACCAAGGACACGGTGTAGCACGATCCAAAACGTATACCGCGTGATTGTGACTAGAGCAATCCCAAGGCTGACAAGCCCAGACAGGCATAGGCTCTGGCCACTCGTCAAATGGCGTATCGCCGACTAGAGCGGTAATCGGCATCCTAGCCCACATCGCGCCACCTAACACGTTAGGCTCATCGTCGTCGTCGTAGGTTTCTGCGCCTGTAAAAATCACCTGAAAACTTAGACATCTCGTCGGCATCGTGGTAACAGCAATAACCATGGCGTGAACAAAATCGCCGTGGTATTTCTCGTGATTGTGCGTGTACTCCTTTCTCACCCACGCCTTAAAGTGTGGGATGTTACTTTGGAGGTACGCCACCCCTATCGACCGTACAACCCGCTATTTTTGTTTGACGGCTTCCTCATCCCGCCTTTGGCTGCACCTTTTGCCTTCGTAGCTCCGCCTTTTGCGTAGCTTTTCGTTTTCATCGTGCCGCCTTTCTTAGCTGTGCCGCCATTCTTCATCCCGCCGGGCTTCTCCATGGCTTTTTTGCCGCCCATCATTCCGCCTTTGGTGCGCATAGCACCGCCGCGCATCATCGCCTTGGCCTTCATCGCGCCACCTTTTGTCATTCCTTTAGCTTTCATGCCTTTTGGCTTATGTCCTGCCATGTTGGTTCCTCCTAAGATCGTGGTACTCGTGTTTGTTTCTGCTTGGATGGCATGATCGCACCGCAACCACGCGCTTGTATAGAGATAGCTCCGCCTCTTGCAGCGAAGGTTTTGACGTTCGTAGGCTTGCCACCTACGCCCTGTTTCTTGGACCGCTTGCGAGTGACTGCCGACTTGATTTCGCCTTTTGACATCCTCGCGGCAGTCGCTGCTGGTACACACTTAGGGTATTTTCGTTTACGGTCTTTTTCTAACTTCGATCTTCCACATTTCTCGAAGCCACCGCCTTTTTTCGGCGCACCAATATCGACCCAGTTACCCTTGCTGCCTTTGCCGAACCACTCGGTCAAACCGCCTTTTGGCTTAGCCACGGGGCACTCTCGTCTTCTTTTGTTTGCTGGGCAAAACGCGACCAAATCCTCTGGCTTGTATCATCACTGATCCGCCGCCACTCATTTTTTTTGCCATGCTTTTCGCTATCGCAGTGCCGCGAGCACGCTCATACTTGCTCAAACGACCGTCTTTGTTCAGATCGCTTTTTTCGGGATCAAGCGTGACTTCGCCGCCAGCAGCGCCTTTGTATTTTCCGCCCATTCGCTTGTATTCTTGCACCATCCAACCATTTGCATAAGCGGATGGATATACGTCAAATTTAGCTTTGGCTTTAGCTTTTGCCTTACGGTACAAAGAGGGGTTTGCTACGTTTTTCGGCACATCGCCGGCAGACCCGCCTTTTTTCATTTGGATAGACTCAAGCGTCTTTGCTTGCTTGGCGTGCGTATTGCTGGCCTTTTTCAAAGCTTTCGCCACTTTTTTAATTTTTTCTTTTGCCATCACCTCATTCTCATGTTGGGGAACCGTAAAGACATCGGGTCGAACAGATTTTGTTGTGGAATGCCAGCGATACCCTCCACCGCT